GTGGTGTTCAGCCCAGACCTTGACAATCTTCGTAACACAAATCGTCTGACATCGTCAGCGTTGTTCAAGAACGTGGCTTATGTGGTCAATGACACAGACCACGAAGTTGTATATCTGGACGACGTTGATCCTGGGATCGAGGGATTCGAGCGGAGAGTTTTACTCGTTTCTTGTGATGAAGGTCTAACTTCGGAAGAGATGATCCAGAAAGGTGTGGATGAACTCGCCAAGAGTCGAATGATGACTGCGTTGGATGGACAACTAGCAACGTTGACGTCTTATATCTACGAAGTGGACTACTACCTCGGTGATCTCGTTGAGCTCCGAGACGATGATGGCACTACAAGCAACATGCAGGTAACTGAGCAAATCTTCATTCATGATAAGGAAGGAGAACGTGCATATCCGACGTTGACTATGAACACGTTCATCTTCCCTGGTTCCTGGATCGCGTGGGACTTCGCGCAGGAATGGGACGATCTTACTACCGAACATTGGGACGAACTACCGTAATGAGGGAGGTGCACTATGCCTGTTGGCGACGATGCTGCAGCAGCGGGTTATCCTTTGGTTCCTGACAACACAGAGGAAGGACGCGTTCGTTGGGGTGCTCGTGAGATCAACCGTACTCGAGATTTCGTTGCTTTGCTCAAGGCCTTGATTCCTGTAGGCAAGGCGAACTACCGTACTTCGGCTGGCATATCCTCGGGTACGGCCGACCCATCGGGTGGTAACGACGGAGACATCTACTTCAAGATTCTGACGTAGGGGGTCTCATGTCTACGTCAGGTCAAATTCTGGGCGATGCTCTGTCAGGCGAAAGAGTGTACTTCAACTGGCAACTCGCTTCACAGAACATTCCAGGTAACTATTCTTTGATCAACTGGCAGGTCGGTTGGATCTACCCAGCTTTGACCTGTCGTGGTCTTCGAGCCGGTTTCGCAAGCATTGGTGGAATCACCGTATACCAATCCTCTGGTTCTGGCGATAACGTCCACCACTTCAGTTCCTCTCATCTGACTTCTGCGGGGGATCACCCTGGATCAAATCAGTTTGCAGCAGGTCAGTTTGGCGTTGTTCATAACGCTGATGGAACTAGGAACTTTGGCGCAGCTGTATCCATGCGAGGATGGGAAGGCGGAGGACCAAACTTCCTATCCGATGGAACGGGATCTTGGGATCTTCCAACGATTCCTAGAGATCCAGGTGCTCCTAGTGCACCAGTCATATCCAACGTTGACCAGACTTCTTTAGACCTTGCCTGGACGCAGAATCCTTCTGATGGGTTACCAGTTACGGTCTACACAATCAGTTATGGGACAGCGACGGATGCGACAGGAGCTACCACAACATCAGACGTTTTAACCAAGACAATCACAGGTTTGAATCCTGGCGTGAAGTACTACTTCAAGGTCAAAGCTACTAACTCAGTCGGTACTGGGCCATATTCTTCGATCTCGAATACTACGATGGTTGCGGGGGCATATGTCTTGGATGGAACGTACAAGAAGGCCATTCCTTATGTGAAGGATGGTGGCGTTTGGAAGGTAGCCAGACCATATGGCAAGGTTCTTGGGGTCTGGCAAAAGTCAACAAACTAGTCCTCCATTGCAAAGGAGGTGAAAGGTTGTTTACCATGCAACAATGGACTCAGATTCTGTTGACTGCTTTGCTGGCAGTTATCGGGTCATCAGGTTTCTGGGCCTATTTGCAGCGTCGTGATAGTAAGAAGTCTAAAACTGATCTTCTGCTGCAGGGGCTGGCATACGATCGTATCATAGCTATGGGTATGTCGTATATCGAACGTGGTTGGATCACCAACGACGAATACAACGACTACCGAAAACTCTACGATGCCTATAAAGCACTCGGAGGGAATGGCGTAACTGAGCGAATAATGGCGGAAGTATCTAATCTTCCGCTTAAGCAACGCGCTAAGTACGCAGAAGTCATCCGTGAAGCCAAGACAAGGGGTGGAACTAATGAAGACACCGAATTCAACCACATCTCCGACGCTGCCTAGTAGTGCAGTGTACGACAAGCTCAAACTTACGGCGCAGTTGATTCTTCCTGCTTTTGCTGCGCTATATTTCGGTCTGTCTCAGATCTGGAATCTCCCCGCTGGCGCAGAAGTCAGTGGCACCGTATCTCTCATCAACGTGTTCGTCGGAGTGATCGTGGTGTGGCTCAAGTCGCTGCATAACGCTGCAGGCCCTCAGTACGATGGGTACCTGACTTGGGAAGATCATGACGAAGGCAGTGCACTACGTTTGACGAGTGTCGATCTCAAGGCGCTAGAGCAGAAGGGGGAGATCCTGATGAAGGTTACTCGCCCCGAAACACCACCAACTGGGTAGTCGCGGACTAAACATCTCCTATAATGAGACCCTAACAAAGGAGAACGTATGTTCAGAAAGCCCAAACCACCAAGCAAGTTGGAGTTGGCCATTGACGCACTACTCGATCGCGTCGCGACGGAAGAATACGACTCCGAAGAGACACCCAAGATCGTCGACCAGGTAACCAAGCTCATCAAGCTGAAGGAGACTAGCACTCCCAAGCGGCCGAGCCCTGACACCTGGATCCTCGTGGCTGGGAACCTCATCGGAATCGTGATCATCATCGGACACGAACGAGCAAACGTCATAACCAGCAAAGCACTCGGCTTTGTGATGAGGCTGAAGTAGCAGACTTTCCAGTTGTTACGGACGAGATGAAAGGGTGTGTAGCTGACAACTACATGCCCTCTCGTTTTTGATTCGCGAAGTTTTCAAACCCTATAACGAGACCCTTAGAGAAAGGAAGATCAATGCTTCAGGTAAACGCCGTCATCACCGACGAACAGAACAATCAAGTACTCGTAAACGTTACGGGAACCGAAGAAGTCGAGATCATCGTCACCAAAGCTGAAAGGCAGCAGAAGATGACCTTGACTTGGGCGGAAGCCGCAGCACTGCGAGGACTGTTGGACTTCGCCGAGGATAACTGCATCTAACTGAATCGTATCGACCCTCTAGAGCTCAAGACCAGAGTCCCTACAAGGACTTTGGTTTTCGCAAAACTTTCAGGGCATATAATGAACCCTACAGAAAGGAAGACCCATGATTCTGATTCGACGCGACTTCATTAACGAAGCCGGAGAAGAAGTCTCGATTGAAGTTATCGAAGATGTGAAAGGTGTAACGATTGCTCGTACCAGGCCGGAAGGCCAGACGGAAACGTTGTACTATCCAACTGAGATAGCTGTCTTGAGAGAACTTCTCGGACTTCTTACGCCCGCGTTCAAGACGAAAGGTTAATCCCGACTTGGTTCAAAACCAGACTCCCCTGACAAGGAGTTTGGTTTTCGTTTTCCAAAAATCCCCCGGGTGGAATTTTCAGAAAAGGTCGCAGAATTTACATGGGCCCTAATGAGACCCCCCTACTGAAGGAGAACCCCATGAAGAAGATTGACGATGCACTCGCCAAGGCCACTTCTGACGGAACCATCAACGGTAAGGCACTCGCTGTCAAGCTCGGCTTGATGGCGGCTGCTACCGCTGCTGGTGTCGTCGGAACTGTACTTGTCCAGCGCACCCTCGATCGGAAAGCGTCGGACTCTGAATAGGAGAAGCCTGAAGCCCCGTTACACGGGCTTTGGGTTTCGTTATGCCCGGAGAGGAGGATTATGGGTTGGTTAGAACTTATCGCAGCTGTCTTGATGAACGTACTTATCTTGGCAGTTACGATCTATGTGGTGCTCTATGTTCTAGTACCATTTGCGATGTTATGTGTTGTTGTCGCTAAGTACGATCTCTCTTCTAAGAAGCGACAAGAAGAGAAGGAACGCGAGAAGAATGCCGCAAATGGCTACGTAATGACGAATGAGGAGTTGGATCGGATGTATGGTGGCCCTTGGTGATCTAATTAAGCGGCTCGAGAAGCTTGTAGTAGACAATTCGCCAACCATACTCACTGCGATTGGTGTGACTGGTACTCTCACTACAGCATATTTGACCGCACAAGCTACATTCAAGGCTGCAGAACTTATCTATCTAGAAGAAGTGCGTCGGCTAGAGTTACGTAAACAAGGCGACGAGTCACCGGGTTACCTGCTTCCCAAAGACGCCGTTAAGCTTGTCTGGAAGTTGTATATCCCTTCAGCAGCTACTGCTGCAATGACGATTGCTTCCATCATCGGGTCAGATCGTATCAGTTCCCGTCGTGCAGCCGCGGTAGCTGTTGCATATTCCATCACTGAGAAGGCCTTCGCAGAGTATCGCGACAAGGTTGTCGAGAAGATCGGAGAGAAGAAGGAAGAAGCCATTCGCTCTGAGTTGGCTCAAGCACGTGTCGACAGGGATCCCGTTGGCAACGCCACAGTCATCATCGGAGAAGGACGAGTTCTGTGTTACGAAGAGTTCACCGGGCGTTTCTTCTACTCTGATATGGAGTCACTCCGGAGGGCTGAGAACGACATCAATGCGCAGGTCATCAACGACTCATATGCAGCACTGTCGGATCTGTATGACCTGCTCAGCTTGCCCCATACTTCCGAATCAAGCGAGGTCGGATGGAATCTTGACCGACTCCTCAAGCTGGAGTTCTCGCCCCTGATATCGGAAGGTCGTCCGTGCATATCTGTCGGGTTCTCTGTTAAGCCCATCCGTGGTTTCGCCCGACTCCAGTAACACCTAATCAAGAAGGAGAACGAAATGAAGTCACTGTTCAAGGCACTCAAGACCAAGAAGGTCATCATCCCTCTCGTCGCGACTCTCGTCACCACTCTGGTCGTCGTTGGCCTGGGTGTCGCAACCAAGACTCAGCTCGCGGTGGAGGACGAGACCGAAGACTGATCACTACTCATTAATCGAAACGTATACGAAGGGTAAGAGCGTGCTCAAGAAGACAATCAAGTACAAGAATCTCGACGGTGAACCGATCACCGGAGACTTCTACTTCAACATGACCAAAATGGAACTCGCTGAGATGGAGGTTCTCAAGGAGGGTGGCCTTCGTGAGCATCTCGAGCGAATCATCAAGGAGCAGGATCGTCGTCAGATTCTGATGGCCTTCAAGGATCTCATCGCGGCGACTGTCGGTCGGCGTTCGGAGGATGGTATCCGGTTCGAGAAGTCCGAGAAGATCACCAATGAGTTCATGCAGACTGACGCCTACTCCGAACTCATCCTCTCGTTCTTCACGGATCCGAAGGCCGCGGTCGAGTTCATCAGCGGAGTCATGCCGAAGGACCTTGTCGACAAGGTGGACATGACGAAGGTGATGTCACAGCCTATGGTCCTTGAGTCCGGACCGAAGGATGAACCAGGGAAGAGGGAGCTCGGCGACTACAGCTACGAGGAACTCGAAGCGATGCCCTTCGATGAGTTCTCGGATCTTGTGGGTCGTCAGAAGGGCAACGTCGACAAGGCTATCCTCATGCTGGCGATGCGGAGGGCAACTTACCGGAGGTAAGTAGATGATAGTTAAAGTTCTGATCCATTTGTTCTTGACCTGCATAACCGGCGGGTTGTGGCTTCTGGGTCTCATCATCTGGCGGATGCTTAAGTAGCGCGATGAGGGGGGACCAGCAAGACTAGAGGGTACGGGTCTCACCCATCTAGTCTATACCGGATGCTAGGTCTTCAACGACAGCCGAGAGTGCGGTACATGTGCCCGACATCGCGATAACTTATAAGTAGGTAAGGATGTATCTCGATACGGTTTTGGACATGGATACAATGCCTATATTCACTGGAACTCCTGATGAGATACGAGAGTGGGTGAGAAGGAAGAAGATTGGTCACGATAGATGGGTCTACATCGAGGATAGCGGCCAATGTGTAAGTATCAAGGAGTACCTGACTCGCACATAAAACATATCCCTTAATGAGACCTACTTTAAACAGAAGGAGACCCCCATGACCAAAACGGAAATCGCGAAAGCGTTGACCTCGTGTGTCGTCGGGTTCGCCACTTCTACTGTTGTCAAGGAGATTGTCAAGAACAACACTGACCCTGAGAAGGTTGCTGATAAGGCAGCCGTAATCATCGCCAGTTATGTCCTTGGCGCTATCGCCGCTGATGCCAGTAAGGATTGGACGGACACGAAGATCGACGAGCTCGTCGCCAAGTGGAGGAAGTTGACGTCGAAGGACGAACTAACCACTGTCTAGATCTCGAAGCCTGAGCCCCCACAAGGGCTCTGGTTTTCGCATGGAAAGAAGGATTCGTGGACGAAAGAGAGTTTCCAAGCAACAAGCGTCCCCAAGTTCGGCCGGCTAAGGCGAAAGAGACCGTTGAGAAGGTCGTCACGGGCAAGGTAGTCACTCGGCGCAAGCCTTTGACCCGCCGGTTCGCGGAGACATTCATCGCGGAAGACTCTCAGAGCGTTGGGCGCTATATTCTTCTCGAAGTACTGATTCCCGCGGCTAAGGATCTCATCTCCGACATGGTTTCACAAGCTGTGGATCGTACTCTGTTCGGCGGAGGACGGAGTGGACGAGGACGTCCGGGATATCGCCCAAGTGGTTCAACCAGTCACGTGAGTTACAACCGATACGCTTCGTCGACAACAGGTCCGCCGTGGCGTCGTGAAGAGGAACGTCCAGGCATCAGTCGATCGGCACGTCGTAACCATGACTTCGATGAAATCGTGTTGGCTACCCGCGCAGAAGCCAATGAGGTCATTGATCGGTTGTTCGACCTGATTTCGAAGTACGAGCAAGCCACTGTGTCCGATCTCTATGACCTTGTAGGGCTCGAGGCGAAGTTTACTGATGAGAAGTGGGGATGGCGTGATATGCGTGGCGTCCAAGCAGTTCGAGTGGGCGGCGGATATCTGCTGGATCTACCCAAACCGGAACAGCTCGACTAAGGCCATGCCATGGCTACGATGTCGGAGCGTGAGCTTCTGAAGCAAGCATATCCTTACCCCACATGGTGGGCAAAAGTCAACAAGATGTCCGACGCCCAGGTACATGCAATCTTCATACAAATGAGACTGAAAGGAAAGGTTGCGTAATGAACCTCAAACCACTAGCGAATGCGGTGACCAGTCGAGTCGGTCGCCAGGTACTGAAAGTTCGTAAGCACTCACCTGTTCTTCTGTTCACCGCCGGCGTTGTCGGAGTCGTCAGCGCGGCCGTCCTTGCAAGTCGGGCCACTCTGAAGCTCGACGAGATCCTGCTTGATGCTGAAGAGGATCTCGAGAAGGTTCGCCGGGCCGAACTGATGACATACTCCGACGAGATGCGTGAACGCGACAAGGTCATCATCTATGTTCGTACCGGCATGCGGATTGCTCGTGTCTATGCGCCTGCGGTCGGCGTCGGAGTGCTCTCCATCCTCGCTCTTACTGGCTCACATGTCATCCTCACCAAGCGGAACGCAGCTATGGCCGCGGCCTACGCTGTCCTCGACAGGGGGTTCCGGGAGTACCGGGCCCGAGTCGAGGAAGCTTACGGCGCTGATCGTGAGCGAGAACTTCGCTATGGTCTTGAAGAGCGAGAGATCTTCGACGATGAGACCGGGAAGGCGACGACCGTTCGGGATCTCATGACCAAGGGATCTATCTATGCTCGATTGTTCGATGAGACGAACCAGAACTGGAAGAAGGAACATCACTACAACCAGTTCTTCTTGTCTGCGCAGCAGCAGTACTGCAACGACAAGTTGCGGGCCCAGGGTCACCTGTTCCTGAACGAGGTCTACGACATGCTCGGACTGGATCGATCCAAGGAAGGCGCCATCGTCGGATGGATCTGGAACGACTGTGACGGATCCGAGAACAACTACGTCGACTTCGGCATCTTCGTCGGCAACCGAGAGATGGGCATGCGGTTTGCCAGAGGGTACGAGCGGTCGATTTGGCTCGACTTCAACGTCGACGGCATCATCTACGACAAGATTTAGGAGCTGAGATCGTGAAGAAGTTGATTATTGGCGCAGTTGGAGGACTTGTTCTTGGTCTTGGTGCCGGGTTCTTCGCGGGGTTCGAGATTACTCGTCGTAAGTTGGGGGCCGAGTACGACGAACGCCTCGAGCACGAAATCAACTCCACCAAGGCATATCTCAACGAGAAGTTTAAGAATGATGTTCTCGCTTCGGTTAACGAAGATATGCCCGAAGACCCGCAGACGGAAGAAGAGGTCGACGGCGCGAGGGGTGTTACTGATGACACCTTGCGAGGGGTGATCCGCGGTCTCAGATACGGACCAACTGTCGATGCTAAACCAGCTCTGGTATCGACCCGTAACGTCTTCCTTGGAAAGCCGAATGAGGATGACGAGGATTACGTAGAGGAGGATTCCAAGCGAACCTTGGATAGTCCTTATGTGATCGATCGTGACGAGTACATGGAAGGAGAACGTGGTTACAGTCAGGTAACTCTGACCTACTTCGCCGAGGATGACACCCTGGTCGATGAGGGTGATATGCCGGTGGAGAATCCCGATCGTGTTGTCGGGATTGTCAATCTGGATAAGTTCGGACATCGGTCAATGGACCCTCGCATCGTTTACATCAGGAACGAGAAGCTTTCAGCCGACTACGAGGTTCTCTTGCACGATGGGTCATACGGCGAGGTTGTGCACGGTCAGATCTCGCCGCCTAGAAAGAAGGCGTCTTCTAGGATTAGCAGGAAGATGCGCGAGGAGTAACAGTGGACAAGCCGCTTGATGAGCTGTACTTCATATGGCTCTACAGTCAAGTCGGCGATCCGGATATCAAGAATCCAGCCCGTACATATTGGAGGATCTTCAAACATCTCTTCACGAAGGAGTTCGTGTGGATCGTCCCTAATGATGACAATCGCATCGAAGACGGTAGGGATCTCAGATACGAGTTCGTCGGCGATCTGGCCCTGAAGAAGGTAGATCAAGACTGGATGAAGCTTGGATGCTCGATGTTTGAGCTTCTGGTCGGACTATCCCGGAGGCTTGCCTTCGAATGTGACGGTGAGCCCCGGGACTGGTTCTGGCATCTTATGGAAAACCTAGATTTTAGACAACACAATGATAGGAGTACTTTTGACATAGCTCAAGTCGATGAGATCCTCGATCGTGTAATCTGGAGAACTTATGACTACGACGGACGTGGGGGTCTCTTCCCACTTCGTCATGCTGATAGGGACCAGAGGAAGATAGAGATCTGGTACCAGTTGAACGCGTACATACTTGAGATAGGTTAGCGGGAGGAGGGTAGATGGATTTCTTTCAGATTCTTGAGAGAGAAGTCAAAGGTGGAGCTGTTGAGTTAGTTCCTGACTTCACCGTTGCTAGGTCTAGAGATCTGATGATTCGAGGCCGTTCGTTTTACGCCATCTGGGATGAGGATACGCAGCTTTGGTCCACAGATGAATATGACGTACAACGAATGGTCGACCAAGCCATCTTCCGCAGAGTAATCGAACTCGAGGGTGAAGGTAAGATTGTAAAGGCTAAGTATCTCCGATCGTTTGCGAACAACGGATGGACTCAGTTCAGAAGGTTTCTTGGCAATGTTAGTGACAACTCACATCAACTCGACGAGGAGCTGACGTTCCTAAATACGCCTACAAAGAAGGAAGATTATGTCAGCCGTCGTTTACCATATGCTCTCGCTGAAGGTGATTACAGTGCTTGGGATGAACTCGCGGGGACGCTTTACTCTCCTGAAGAGCGTGCGAAGATCGAGTGGGCTATTGGTGCTGTACTGTCTGGCGATGCCAAGAAGATCCAGAAGTTCTTGGTCTTTTACGGTGCTGCCGGAACCGGGAAGTCAACCGTCCTCAACATCATTCAAAGGCTCTTCGTGGGTTATTACGTATCCTTCGAAGCGAAAGCGCTTACGGGGAACAACAATTCGTTCGCGACGGAGGTCTTCAGATCAAACCCCCTAGTTGCGATCCAACACGACGGGGACTTGAGCAAGATTGAGGACAACTCAAAACTGAACTCCATCATATCTCACGAAGATATGACCATGAACGAAAAGTACAAACCGAGTTACACTGCTCGTATCAATGCGTTCTTGTTCATGGGAACAAACAGGCCAGTAAGAATCTCAGACGCTAAGAGTGGGATCATTAGACGTCTGATTGATGTGAGACCCACTGGTGTTAAGATCCCAATCAATCACTACAACACGTTGATGGCGAGGATTGAGTTCGAACTTGGAGCCATCGCTTACCACTGTTTAGCGGTCTATCGCTCGATGGGCAAGAACTACTACAATAGTTATCGCCCAATGGAGATGATGTTTCAAACTGATGTCTTCTTTAACTTTGTCGAGGCCCACTACGACATCTTTAGGGATCAGGATGGCATCTCACTCAAGCAAGCCTACGCTCTCTACAAGACTTACTGCGCTGAAACGGGTGTGGATTTCGTACTACCGCAGTACAAAGTCCGTGAAGAGCTTAGGAACTACTTCAAAGAGTTCTTAGAGCGAACGAATGTCGGCGGTGTTACTATACGTAGCTACTATTCTGGTTTCACTTCCGAGCACTTCAAGACACCTGTTGCTGATAGCACTAACGTTTTTAGTCTTGTTCTTGAGGAAACTACTTCTTTACTTGATCTGGAGCTGGCGGATCAACCAGCACAATACGCGAAGGAAGATGGAACCCCGGAACAATATTGGACCGACGAAGAACGTGTAATCAACGGAATCTTTAGAAAACCGAAATCGTGGCAGGTAGTTAAAACGACTCTCAGTGAGTTGAATACCTCTAAAGTACATTACGTACGAGTCCCAGAGAACCACATCGTTATCGATTTCGACATAAGGGACGAAGATGGTAACAAATCTCTTGAACGAAATCTTGCAGCGGCTAGTGAATGGCCGCCCACTTATGGGGAGCTTAGTAAGAGCGGACAAGGAGTACACCTCCATTACCATTACACTGATGAAGCAACCCTCGACCAATTGGCACCTTCTTACGGTGACGGGATCGAGGTCAAATCCTTCAGGGGTAATTCCTCACTCCGCCGAGCTCTTAGTAGATGTAACTCCGTACCTATAGCCGAAATCAATGGCGGTCTGCCGCTGAAGGAGAAGAAGGTGCTTCAAGCCGATACGATTCACAGCGAGAAGGGCCTGCGTGAACTCATCAAGCGGAACCTGCGTAAGGAGATTCACCCGGGAACTAAGCCTTCAATCGACTTCATTGCGCATATCCTGAACGAAGCCTACGAGTCAGGACTTGTTTATGATTTAACTGACATGCGTAATCGGATTATGGCATTCGCTAACAATAGCAGTAATCAACCGTTGGCGTGCCTCAAAGTTGTCCAGAAGATGCACTTCAAATCTGAAGACGTTGAACTTTGTCTCGGAGATGGATCGACCGCTGTTGTTACGTCTGAGGTCAAGGACGAGCGTCTAGTCTTCTACGACGTAGAGGTTTACCCAAACCTCTTCGTGGTCTGCTGGAAGTACCGAGGTGTAGACAACGTCGTTAAGATGATCAACCCAACTCCTCAGGAGATAGAGGGGTTGTTCCTTCTTAAACTGGTTGGCTTCAATAATCGTCGGTATGACAACCACATGATATGGGCGCGTTTCATGGGGTATGACAACGAGCAACTATACAAGCTTAGCCAGAAGATCATCGAAGGTAATGTTGGTTCCATGTTCGGCGAGGCATACAACCTGTCTTACGCAGACGTGTATGACTTCAGTTCGGTCAAGAAGGGACTGAAGAAATTCCAGATCGACTTGGGTATTCATCATGTCGAGATAGATCTGCCGTGGGATCAACCCGTACCTACAAACCGGATCAAAGATGTCGTCGACTACTGCTGTAACGATGTCATATCGCTAGAAGCCGTGTTCGATTCGAGGGAACAGGACTTCATTGCGAGGCAAATCCTTGCAGAACTTAGTGGACTTACTGTCAACGACACCACACAGAAGCACACCGCTGCAATCGTGTTCGGTGGAGATCGCAACCCACAACGCAGCTTCGTCTATACTGATCTCAGTAAGGAGTTCCCAGGTTATGCCTATGATCGCGGTAAGAGTACATATCGCGGGGAAGATGTGGGCGAAGGAGGTTATGTCTACGCCGAGCCTGGCATGTATACGGATGTCGCCGTTCTGGACGTCGCTTCCATGCACCCGACGTCGATCAAAGTCCTTAACCTATTCGGTGAGTACACGTCAAGGTTCGCAGAGCTAACGACGGCTCGAATCGCCATCAAGAGGAAGGACTTCGGTGCTGCACGAAAGGCCATGGGTGGTAAGCTCGCCCCCTTCCTTAAGGATGAGTCACAGGCAAAGGCTCTTAGTGACGCTCTTAAGATCATTATCAACATTGTCTATGGTCTTACTAGCGCAAAGTTCGACAACCCCTTCCGAGACAACCGAAACAAAGACAACATCGTAGCCAAGCGTGGTGCACTCTTCATGATCGATCTCAAACACTACATCAAAGAAATGGGGTTTGATGTAGTTCACATCAAAACTGACTCGGTGAAGATCCCAAACGCTACACCAGAGATCATCGACGCAGTTAAAGTGTTCGGTCAGAAGTACGGTTATGAGTTTGAACACGAGGTTACGTACGACCAGCTCTGTCTCGTGAATGATGCTGTCTACATCGCTCGAGAAGATGAGTGTCTAGTGCCGAAGTGGACCGCAGTAGGTGCACAGTTCCAGCACCCATACGTCTTCAAGACACTCTTCACTAAAGAAGAAGTTACCTTCGACGACTTGTGTGAAGCGAAGTCCGTCTCTCAAGGAGCCATGTACTTGGACTTCGAGGCTGACCGGCCAATGGTTCTTGTGGAAGGGATGCAGTTCGTCGGTCGTACAGGTCTGTTCGTGCCCGTCAAAACCAAGGGTGGTGTTCTCTATCGTGTGAAGGACGGCAAGCATTACGCCGTCACTGGAACGAAGGGCTACCGTTGGATCGAGGCGGAGCATGCTAGGAACATGTCTACGGAAGATGTGGACATGTCATACTTTGAACATCTAGCAGAGGAGGCTTACAAGGCTATCGACTACTGGGGCCCATTCGCTACGTTTGTTGGCGGGAGGATAGATGCCACATGATGCAATCCTGAGGAAGATCTTCATGTTACTCAGGATAGAACTCGGTCGTAACCCATCCGTATCAGAAGTCATGGAACGAATCAAAGAGAGGAACGCCAATGGCTAAGCCCGATCCCGACAAGACCGCCGAACACAAGCAAACCCACAAGACTCGTATCGACAAGCTTCGCGATGCTGCAAAGCAGATCAAGACCGACAGGGACAAGTACGACAAGAAGAATCCGTAACATCTGGAGGTTATAATGGATCAAGAATTAGAACAGCCAAAGCCTGATCCTCTCGTTTACCCTCTCGGTTTCTCCAACACCCCATTCGAATGGCTTGATGGGATGACTCCAAATCAACACGTTGACAAGTTCGGACGTGAAGTCACCATACAAGCCATTCAGAACTACGAGGAGGAGTGCAGGAGGGTCACAGCAAAAGAATCTAAGATGAAGGGAGTGATTCCAGAACTCTATCTTAAAGAAATCGTGAATGTTCCTTTGGTGGTTTATATCGATGCCGAAGGAAATATGACCGATGCTTCCGATAAGCGAGAAGGCGTTACTCGTCATATCGTCGGCGAAGCAGTTGTTAACGGAAACGAAGTATCCATGACCTTGGCCGACCGTGTCGCCGATGAGGTATTGGATAGCCTATTGGCTTACCCATCAAACGCTTCGTTCGGTTTATCTATCTCGGATGAACCTAACCCGTACCGTTTCAACCCGACACCAAACGATGCTGAGCTGATAGCCAAGTGGAAAGCGAAGGAAAATGGCTAGCGAATCAGAACGCCTACGCCAGGCTATCGCTGCTCATACCTCAGCCACCCAAGGTCTCTCTAAAGTACTGGCAGCTCTTCGAGAGAGTATTCTCGACTTCCATCGGGAATGGCGAGAGATGAACCAAACTAATCAGAACACCACATCTTCGGAAGAAGGTACTGATGGCAAACGGTGAGCACATTACTTTCGACGACGCCCGACTTCTCTTCAAGAACTTCGCCGGCAAGGAGACGAAGTTCAACCGTGAGGGTGATCGCAACTTCTGTGTGGTCATCCCGAAAGACGACATCGTCGAGCAGCTCCTCGAGGACGGATGGAACGTCAAGACTCTGGCTCCTCGTGAAGAGGGCGACGATCCACTTCACTACATGAAGGTCTCGGTGAGCTACAAGGGGCGGCCGCCGAAGATCGTCATCATCACTTCCCGTGGCCGGACCGACATCGATCAGGATCTCGTGTCCATGCTGGACTTCGCGGACATGGCGAAGGTCGATCTGATCGTTCGTCCTTACCACTGGACCGTCAAGGGTGACAGTGGCGTGTCTGCTTACCTCAAGACCATGTTCGTCACCATTCGTGAGGACGAGCTCGAACTGCGTTACGCCGACGTCCCAGAGATCGCCTACCCGAGGACATTGGCCATCGAGTCTGGCAACTTCGTTGACGGGGAGGTCATCGACTGATGCGGGGTTGGATACATCTTTACAGCGGTATTAACGTGATGCCGAGCTTCCCTGTCCTGATCTCTACTTGCGGTCATCCCATCGTTCCACGCAAGGGCGATGCCGTATTCGATGGAGAACGTCGATACATAGTCGACGATGTGGTTTGGGATCTAGTAGCTCAAACCGTAACTGTTAGTGCTCAGGCAGAAAGGATGAATGAGTGAACAAACTGTGGTTCATATATCCCTTGCGGATGCTTCGTCTCGTTCAGGGGTATTGTCCACTTTGCAACTCATCTCCGCCAGATAAACGTTGCCCGGTGTGTAATGGTTCTTACATCTACGGAGCCGGGATGAGTGAGTTCAGACGTGCTACATGGTTACGGAGATTCGAAGAATGGCACCGAGGAGGTAAAACTGATGGTTAACTGGGCGTGGGTCATCACGTCCGGCCTTTTGTGTGGGACAGTTGGACTGACACTCGGGTTCTTCGTTTCCATGCACTTCGTCGGCAAGGTGGTCAGAGAAGCTAACGCCGTGAAAGCCAAGAACACCACCACAACTATCCAGAAAGCAGAGAGATGAGCCTCAACATCCAGCGCTACACTCATGTGCCCTTGTATGTGGAAGCCGTTCAGGTGACAGCTGACAACATGGCCAAAGTCGCTGAGTGGGTCGGCGGAACTATCCAGATGGATTCCGAGAACCAGCAGTACATCAAGATCGCCACCATCCGGCCTCTGCGCGATCGTCAGACGCAAGCCTATGTCGGCGACTGGGCCCTGAAGACTGACGTCGGCCTGAAGGTGTACACGAACAAGGCCTTCGGTCGAGGGTTCATGGCTGCTCCCCTGGAGTCTGCGAAGGTATAACTCTTGAAGGTTAGGTAGAGAAACGGGGCTCTACCTTTCCTTGAGGAGTTAGGAGGTGAGAACGATGAAGGGGCGCTAAAGACGCCGTTAGGTAGGGGAACTCCACGGGCCCCTACCTTCTTGGGGTGGTGGCCTATTGGCAAGGGCACGGTCGTGGCCACGTAAAGAAGATCAACCGAGAACTGGGTTCGATTCCCAGCCACCCCGCTTCGCAAACTAAACATTCCCTATAATGACCGATGGACCCATGCTATTGTAATCACCAAACCATCCTTAATGCTGTCGAGTAACACAGATCGCAGGATGGTGCGGCAAGATCTTAGCGTCCGAGTCCCGGAAGATGAGATGGACGTGCATGCCATCTCATTTTGCTCCTCGCAGGTTCTACATGTTGCATAATGAGGTAAACCTCGAAGGAAGCAGAAGACTGTGACCTAACGAGAGAGCCTCGAAAGGGTAAGACTCCGTATGTAAGCTGCGGAGTCTTACTCTTTATCTTTGCAAACCCTATCGTTTTTAGTCGCATTCTAACCATACTGTCTAATGAGACCCTACTACACAAGGAGATTGAGTGATTACCAAAGAAACTGCGAAGAAGATTGCTTTGGGCGCTACTGTCGGATTTGTTGTCGGAGCCACAGTTACCATCATCGCTACTGATAAACTGAGCTTCGTCCTCAAAGAAGCCAAGTGGACCCCGCAAGGCGATATGCTTCTGTACTTCTATGGTCGTAAACACCACATGATCATCCCCAAACCGTAGAGTCAATAGCCGAAACCCCTTCAACAAGGGTTTTGGTTATCGCAAACTATACGCATCCTTTAATGAAACCCCAATGAAAGGAGCCATCATGGATAAGGCATGGTACATGGCACTAGCTACAAACGGAAACGTCGTCTTCCTGCTGATAGCAGTAGCCGTGGCCACACCCACATTCATCGTGCGCCGAGTAATCAGGAGGTTCAATCCCGACAAGGACTAATGTAGAAGAATAGACTGCTCGTAACTGACGGTCTATTCTTTCGCAAAAGTTACAAAGGCTCTAATGAGACCCCCATCTACCGAAAGGAAGAGCTATGTCGACCGAAGGAATCGTCGTCGGCGCCATTGTTGGCGTTGCCGTTGGAGCTTTCTCAGCCGTCGTTGCTAATGGTGCAATCCGTGAACTACTCGATAAGTCCCACAAGGAAGAACTCGAGGAGACTCGGCACGCAGCATTCAACGAAGGTTGGGGAGCCGCCAGCACTAACGCGAACAATGTCCGACAGTCCTACGTTCGTCTGTTCCCCGAACCGGAAGAGTCAAAGGGTACAACCCTCAAAGCTGGCCGCAAGGCTGCCTAGAAGGCTCTAGGGCCCCTTAAACAAGGGCTCTAGAGTTTCGCAGAACCCCCACGTCCTCTAATGAGACCCCCTAAAGAAGGAGAAGCTATGCTAAGTGTGGACGAGATGAAGAGCATCTTGGACAGTCTTTACAAGAAGCAAGCGGACCGACTTGTCGCGTCGAATGAGCCACTGGAACAGTTTCTCAATCGACCTGATGAGGCGGCCGTGACCTTCGAGATCGATTGTTACGAAGCCCTAATCGAAGACGCAGCAAAAGCCCGATCCTGAAAGGAGTCACCAGGGCCCCCTAGACAAGGGCTCTGGTTTTAGTTTCGCATGGAAAGCACGCCCTATAATGAATACTAACGAAGGGACACTCACCATGTCTGATCAAGTACTACAACACGCCCATGTTATCGGCCTAGTTATCTTAGGCGGAATTGGTGGTGCATGTATCGTTCTACTGTTCAGGAAATTTGGACCACGTTAGTAAGGCCCGAGCCCCTTAAACAAGGGCTCTGGTTTTCTTGGAAGGAGAGAGAGTTGACCATTGAAGATTCGCCTCGTTGGGAGCGGTATTGTGTGGACTCGGGTCGGCCGGTATACATGGTAGGCGGAGACAGATGTATGAAACATGGGGACCAGTCCACTCCTTGTTTCACGTCTATCCGCATCGCAAAGTGCACACACCCAAATTTTTCACCAAATCATCCAACACCGCACTGTGCTGAGTGTGGACGAGAATTGGAGGAATGATGACCCCGATCTACGACCAGCTGCTATGGGAGTACGTCGATCGAGAGGACACCACCTTTGAAACGTATCATGGTACCACTGAAACGAAGAATGTGCTTCCTGGACTATGCACAAGGACTGAGATACGCCATACGATCTCGATTCGACAAAAGGAGGTCGCATCTTGCTCCAGACATATCTCTATCCCCATCAGCAAGACGCCCTTACCAGACTTGGAAACGGCAAGATCCTCTGGGGAGGGGTCGGCACCGGTAAGTCCCGAGTCGCCGCGGCCTACTACATCCAGAAAGAAGCCCCCCGCCAAGTCATCGTCATCACGACGGCCAAGAAGCGAGACTCCCTCGAGTGGGAAGGGGAGTTCGTCAAGTACGGGGTCGGCAAGACGGAAGAAGCCACCACCCAAGGCGTTCTCACAGTCGACTCCTGGAACAACATCGCCAAGTACCAGAACCTCTACGGAGCCTTCTTCATCTTCGACGAGCAGCGACTTGTCGGCTCCGGCAAATGGGTCAAGTCGTTCATCAGGATCTCTCGGCGTAACCATTGGATCCTACTTAGCGCTACTCCTGGTGACACGTGGCTTGATTACATACCGGTCTTCATAGCCAACGGGTTCTTCGACAACCAGACCCACTTCAAGCGTGAGCATGTGATCTACAAGACGTACAGCAAGTTTCCCAAGGTTGACCGGTATGTTGGCCTTGGGAAGCTGCTGCGTTTGAGGAACAGTATCTTGGTAGAGATGCCCTATCTTAGACAGACGGTCAGGCATTGTAAGGACGTGATCGTCGACTATGATCAAGAACTATACAATAGGGTGGTGAAACGTAAGTGGCACGTCTATGCGAATCGACCACTGAAGAACGTTCCGGAACTATTCCTTGTGATGAGGAAGGTTGTAAACTCCGACTCCTCGCGGGTTGGCTGGGTACGTCAGTTGCTCAACAAGCATTCGAGACTCATTGTGTTCTACAACTTCGACTACGAGCTGGACTTGCTGAGGAGCCTGGCATCTCAGTTGAGCCCCTCGGAGAACCACAAGACTACCGAGTTGTTAGTTCCTTCGAACTTGAGCGATACAAAACCGATCATGAACCTGAGTTCCCCGAGCGACGAGATCTTACAGAAGAAATCGAATGGTATAAAGATCGACGTCGCCGAATGGAACGGCCACAAACACGAACCGATCCCCCGGAATGATTGCTGGCTTTACTTAGTGCAGTATTCGGCTGGGGCAGAGGGGTGGAACTGCGTCACTACTAATGCGATGTGCTTCTACTCCTTGCCCTATTCATACAAGCTTTGGCATCAAGCACATGGTCGAATTGATCGATTGAATACCCCTTACATCGACTTGTATTACTACTCTCTTCTAACAAACTCGGACATCGATCGGGCTATCAAGCGATCTCTCGATGCTAAGAAGAGCTTCAATGAATCTGTATATCGTAGGGCAAGATAGTGCAATACAGGACATAGGAGTGACGAAAGGGTATGAACTAGGACATAGGAGTGACGAAAGGGTATGAACTAGGACATAGGAGTGACGAAAGGGTATGAACTAGGACATAGGAGTGACGAAAGGGTATGAACTAGGGTGAAACGACACTGTTTTGAGTGGATTTTGGCCTTGGGAGGATAAGAATCTGCCAAAAACCAAGAATTCTTGCCAAAAACTTTTCTATAATGTTATATACTCTACGCGCGCGAGTAAAGGTAGTAGTAAGTAACATATAAAAAGTTTTTTTCTGCAAAATTTTTGGTTTTTGGCAGAATCGGACAAAACGACACCCGCACAAGTTCTAGACGATGTCGCGTAAAAAACGTGGACTATAATAGAAGGGAGTAGATCAAGCAAATTGCATACCCTCTTAATTTCGGCAGGAGTACATCATGCTAGAGAGCAAGTACCAAGCTCAACTGATCAAAACTCTTCGTCGCCTATTCCCAGGGTGCGTCATCTTGAAGAACGATTCGGACTACATGCAAGGAATCCCAGATTTAGTCATCTTCTTCGGTGGACGTTGGGCCTTCCTCGAGGTTAAGGCTTCCGAGTATGCGCCAAGTCAATCTAATCAAGAGTACTGGGTGAACTATCTAAACGACATGTGGTTCGCAGCATTCATCTACCCTGAGAATGAAGCGGAGATCTTAGATGCTCTTCAACAAGCACTCGAATCTGTTAGGAACCCATGCGTTTCTTAGTGCCAGCAACTATCATTGGATCAACTACGACGAGGAGAAGCTCGATCGTACGTACCTAGCCTCCATGGCAGCTAAACGTGGTAGAGAACTTCATGAGTTCGCCAAGGAAGCAATCCGTTTGGGAATCAAACTCCCCGCAGCTAAGAGGACTTTGAATCTTTACGTCAATGATGCTATCGGCTATCGAATGACAGCTGAACAGGTTCTCTACTTTTCGCCAAATTGTTATGGTACAGCCGACACCATCGGCTTTCGTCATAATAAGTTGCGGATTCATGACTTGAAGACCGGAGTGACTGAGGCTTCCGTTCATCAACTAGAAGTGTATGCAGCACTCTTCTGTCTGGAGTATCGCGTGAAACCTACCGCAATCCAGATAGAGTTGCGCATCTATCAACAAGATGAGATCAAGATCTACGATGGTGATCCGGATGTGATAACGCACATCATTGACCGGATCGTTACATTCGACAAGCGGATCAACGCGATGCGACAGGAGGTTGTCTCATGATCCTTGAAGAGGGCGAGTATCTCGCGCACTACGGTATTCTGCGACGCTCTGGTCGCTATCCGTGGGGATCGGGCGGTAACGTCACTACCAGAAGTCGAAGCTTCTTGGATCACGTCCGAGAACTTAGGAACCAAGGTTTGAGTGATGCGACTATCGCATCAGGCTTTGGGATGACTACGACAGAACTTCGTGCTGCCAACTCCATCGCAAGAAATGAGAGCAAGCAGGCAGATATAGCTCAGGCTCAGCGTTTGAAAGATAAGGGATGGTCGAACATCGCTATCGGTAAACGTATGGGCAGAAACGAATCGTATGTTCGTGGTCTCTTGGCTCCAGGTCAGAAGGACAAGGCTGATATCCTAGTCGCCACGTCTAACAAGCTGAAGAGTGATGTTGATACTCATGGTTTCATTGACGTAGGTGTCGGTGTCGAGAGACACATGGGCGTTAGTCGCACTCGTCTGGACACAGCTATCGCTCGCTTGAAAGAGCAAGGCTATGAAGTACACTCAGTCCAGATCGATCAGTTAGGTACTACAGGCAAAACTACAGTGAAGGTGCTAGCGCCTCCTGGTACTACATACCGCGACATCGTTACAAACAAGAGTGCGATTCATTCGATTGCTGGTTACTCAACCGATGGTGGTCGTTCTTACGAAGTCTTTCATCCTCCACTCTCTATTAGCTCGAAGCGTTTGGATATTAAGTACGCTGAAGATGGTGGAACCTCAGCCGATGGCGTGATCTACGTTCGTCGTGGTGTGAAGGATGTATCTCTTGGTGGGGCTAACTATGCTCAGGTTCGTATCGTTATCGATGGTACGCACTACATCAAGGGTATGGCGATGTACAAGGATGACTTGCCTCCAGGAGTTGACCTTCAGTTCAACACTAACAAGTCGAGTACTGGCCATAAGCTTGATGCTTTGAAAGAACTGAAGAAGGATAGAGAAACTGGAGAGATTGATCCTGATCTTCCCTTTGGTTCTGTCATTCGACGTCAAGTCTTGGAAACTGATAGTAATGGTCATAAGAAGGTAACCTCTGCTATGAACTTGGTGAATGAGCAAGGAACATGGGACACTTGGTCTCGTAGCCTTTCTTCACAGGTTCTTTCTAAGCAGAGTCCAACCTTAGCAAGAGAACAACTTCGAATGGTGATTGATCGGAAGCAACACGAACTGGATGAGATTCTTTCACTTACTAATCCGGCCGTGCGTAAGAAGCTTCTCGAGGAGTTTGCTGATGAAGCCGACTCAGCCTCTGTACATCTAAAGGCTGCCGCCCTTCCAAGACAAGCCAGTCATGTGATTCTTCCTGTAAACTCCTTGAAGGATAGTGAAGTCTTTGCTCCAGGGTATCGTAACGGAGAGAGAGTCGTTCTGATTCGTCATCCACATGGTGGTAAGTTTGAGATTCCTGAGCTTACTGTTAACAACCGTAACGCTGAAGCTAAGCGTCTTATCGGCAGTGATGCACAGGATGCAGTAGGTATCAATCATAAGGTAGCACAACGTTTGTCTGGTGCTGACTTCGATGGCGATGCCGTCCTAGTCATCCCCAATACAGGTGGGAAGATCAAGACATCTCCTGCTCTAGAGGGATTGAAGAACTTTGACCCCATCTCTTCTTACCCTGGCTATCCTGGTATGTCGAAGATGACAGCCCAGAAGAAAGGGTTTGAGATGGGAGATGTCTCTAACCTGATTACAGACATGACCATCCAAGGTGCTCACAATAATGAGATTGCCCGTGCTGTTCGTCACTCCATGGTTGTCATCGATGCTGAGAAGCATGGACTCAACTACAAACAATCGGCTATTGACAACGGCATCGCACAATTGAAACAGAAGTACCAAGGTAAGGCGGATGCGGGTGCAAGAACTCTAATCTCGAGAGCTAAATCTCGTATAGACGTTCCTGCTAGGAAGCCTAGGTCTGCAGCTAAGGGTGGACCAATAGACAAGGCTACTGGAAAGAGAGTCTTCGAGCCTACTGGCGAACAATTTGTTGGACGTAACGGCAAGATAGTAGTAGTTAAGACTCGGTCTAAGCAATTGGCTGAAGTTGACGATGCTCATACCTTGTCGTCGGGTACTAAGATAGAAACCATCTACGCTGATCATTCCAACAAACTTAAGTCCATGGCTAACCAAGCAAGGCGTGAGATGGTTGCTACTGGTAACACTAAGTGGTCACCAACTGCTAAAGCCGCCTACTCGAAACAAGTAGACTCCCTTAGAGCTAAGCTAAACATTGCTTTGAGGAACGCCCCCGTTGAAAGACACGCCCAGCTCATAGCAAACACCACCGTCGCAATTAAACGGGCAGCAAACCCCGACATGGATCAAGCCGACGTCAAGAAACTTAAATCAAAAGCTCTAAACGATGCTCGTGCAAGAACCGGGGCTGGTAAACATCGAATTCACATCACCGATGCAGAATGGGATGCCATTCAAGCCGGTGCCATAAGTAACAATGAACTAAGTAAGATCTTGTCTAATGCAGACGCTGATCGTGTTCGAGCCCTCGCCACTCCTAGAAGTAAGGTTCTTATGACCTCTGCTAAGACCGCCCGTGCCAAGAGAATGCTTGCTTCTGGATACACCCAGGCAGAGGTGGCCGATGCACTAGGAGTTTCTCTAACAACACTCAAGGAGGGTGTTAAGTAGGAAGGAGGATCATGAAGGAACTAATGGTAACTACTATCGACAATCCTTATGATCCTTTTACACAATGGGAGGAATGGGATTCGTTTGACAGAACCTCCGGCTACTTTACATCCGGCCTCCTTGCAAGAGTTGTCAAAAGTTCTGGCGACCTCTCCGATGCCGACCAACGTCAAGCAATCAATGATGCAGTAGATGAGATCGTAGATCTGAACGTCCTTGGGATCTATAGGCGGGTATCCAGGGATGTAGAAGAAGGGTAGGGGGGAGGGTCGCTTCAAATGACCCCCCTCTTGCAT